AGAAAAGCAATTTACGGAGACATAGAGGACGAGAACGGCGCAATCATCGAAGTGAAGAACCTTACAACGAAATATTTTGCTCTCGGTTTCGAGACAACCGGAGACATAGGAGGACAGAGAACAGTCCTTTATAAGTGCAGCGCGGGCCGTCCGTCTATCGGATCAGCAACAACCGAAGACGGAACAGAGATCCAGACAGAGACTGTCACAATTAAGGCAATAGCAAGAGCCGACAGCGTAATGATCGGAGGAGAAGAGAGGAATCTGATCCAGGCAACCCTCAAGAAGGGACAGGCCGGTTATAATTCATTCTTTACGGCTCCATACGTTCCGGCCGGCGCAGTTGTTACCCCATCCGTAACACTCCCGGGCTCAGCAGAAGTCGCAGAGGGTGAGGACATCCAGCTTGTAGCACAGACCATCCCATCAGGGGCAGAGGTTACATGGGCAAGCTCAGCAGAGGGCAAAGCAACAGTCGAGGACGGCGTGGTTCACGGAGTCAGCGCAGGCTCGGCAAATATTACAGCAAGTATTGAAGTTGACGGCGTAACATATAGCGATACATGCGCGGTTACGGTCACAGAATAAAAAACGTTACCACTTTTCGGAAGGAAACGACCGGAAGAACATCGGGAGCGGATCCACGGATCACGCTCCCGCTTTTTTTAAAACCAGGGGAGAAAAGAACATGAAAAAAGAAATTAAATTGGGCGATAAATCGCTAATGTTTGAAGCCACGGCCATGACTGACCACATGGCGGATCACATTTTCGGAATAAACATAGCTTATTCAGTACAGCACGCAGAAAAGATCGCGGAGAAAATGCCGGAACTCATCCGGAAGATCGCGTTTATTATGAATAAACGCGCAGAGCTCGGAGGATGGAGAAAAGTCGAAGAGCTCAATCAAGAAGATTATTGCGACTGGCTCGACGGGATCGACTCGTACGAAATAGAACAGAACGCGGCGGAGATAATGAACCTATACGCGAAGAATAAGGAAACGAAGGTGCTCCCAAAAAAAGAGAACAGCCCACAGCCAGAGTCATGACGTCGGCGCTCGTAGTGTTACGAGGAAAACAAGTGGGCTTTAGTCTTGACGAAATGGACGAACTGACCTGGGGGCAGCTCATGGACGTTCTCATCGAATCGGCAAATGATAACTATAAATACCCGATAAAGGGAACGGCAGCAGATTTCAATAAATTAATGGGGATTGAATAATGGCAGCGGGAAACGTTAAAGGAATCATAATTGAGATTGAAGGAAACACCAAAGGACTATCGAAGAGTCTGAGCGACGTCAACAAGTCGCTAAAATCGACACAGGACAGCCTCAAAGTAGTTAACAAAGCATTAAAGCTCGACCCGAAAAATCTCGATACCATAAAAACTAAACAAAATCTTTTAAATACCGCGATAGATGAGACGAAGCAGAAGCTCGAGATCGAGAAGGAAGCAGCGGAGAAAGCAGCGCAGGCCCTGGAAGAAGGCACCATTACACAGAATCAGTATGACGCACTCCAGGCGGAAGTCGCAGCGACAGCGGCAGAACTGAGCAACCTCGAAGCAGAGGCGGAATCAGCAGCGGCCGCCCTCGACTCCATGGACTCCTCGTCCGTGGCAGGCCTCGGGGACGATATCGAAGCAGCCGGCCAGGCGATGGAAGCATTCGGCGATAAAGTGAAGGAAATCGGGGACAACATGCAGGAGCTGGGGACAAACCTCACAAAGTCCGTAACAGCTCCGATCGTTGGTTTCGGTAAATCGTCAATTGATGCTTTTAATGAAGTTGACGACGCGATGGACGTAATGGTCAAGAAAACCGGAGCCACGGGAGCGGCAGCCGAAGATCTCCGAGACATGGTGACGAAGCTCTCCACATCGACAGACCTCGCCGGGACAACATTCGACGAGGCAGCAGCAGCAGTCGGAGAGGTTGCGACACGTTTCGACGTGACCGGCGACGAGCTCGAACAGCTGAGCAGCGACTTTATAAAATTTGCAAAATTAAACGATACCGACGTCTCGACATCAATCGACAAGGTTCAGAGCGCGACAGCAGCATGGGGACTCTCAGCAGGCGAAGCAATCGACCTCATGGAGATTTTAACGAAGGCGTCCCAGAATACGGGCGTTAATGTTGACGAGCTGGCATCGTCCCTCACGACGAACAGCGTCGCTCTCCAGCAAATGGGGTTCAACGTGAACCAGTCCGTCGGATTTCTGTCGAGTCTCAGTAAAAACGGAATAGACAGCACTCAGGTTATAACAGGAATGCGGAAGGCACTCCAGAATGCGACCAAAGAAGGAAAGACGATGGACGAGGCGCTGAACGAAATCCAGACGTCTATCAAGGGAGCCACAACGGAAACCGAGGCGATGCAGATCGCGACGGAGCTCTTCGGAAGCAAAGCAGGCCCGCAGCTTACGGCAGCAATAAGAGAGGGCCGGATCTCGTTCGACGAGATGTCAAACAGCGTCGGAGAGTTCTCCGGAGTTATAGACGACACGTTCGCAGAAGTTCAGGACGACGGCGACCAAATGACAGCCTCGCAGAACGAACTAAAAGCGGCTTTTTCTGAGGTCGGAGAGGTTGTTTCGTCGAGCCTGGCGCCTATATTGAAGGATCTCGCGGAAGTGCTCCGGGGGCTGTCGAATTGGTGGAAAAAGCTCAGTCCGTCGACGCAGCAGTTTATCATAAAAGCCGGAATGATCCTGGCCGTTTTGGGTCCGGTTTTAATTATTATCGGATCTTTAATCTCGGCAATCGGGGCCATAATTGGAGCAATTGGAGGCGTCGTGACGTGGATCGGGACTCTCGTCGGCGGCGCAGGAATTGCGGGGCTCGTAGGATCCATAGGCGGATTTTTGACGGCCATCGCTCCGGTTGTGGGAGTTATTGCTGCAGTTATAGCGGTAATAGTGGCCATAGTTGCAGTAATTAAAAACTGGGGAGCTATAACGGACTGGCTGAGCGAGAAATGGCAGGCGTTCAAGGACTGGCTGTCGCAACTCTGGGAAAATATAAAGACCCTGGCGTCAACCGTCTGGGAAGCTATAAAAACAACTATAACAACAATTATCGAAGGGCTCGGACAGTGGCTGTCCGATACATGGAACAGCATTAAGGAAACCGTGTCCGGAGTCTGGGAGACTCTGGTCGGCCTGGCGTCGGAATGGTGGGGCAATATATGCACCGCAATCACTGACTTAATAGACGGCGTCAAAGAGGCCATCTCGCAAAAATGGGACGAAATCAAAGAGGGCGTTTCGAAAGCCTGGGAGAATATAAAAAATGCAATTTCTGAAATGTGGCAGGCATTCTGGGACACAGCCTGCGAAGTAGGAAATGCAGTAAAAGAGGGCCTCATGTACGTTCTCGACCATGCGTACGAATGGGGCGCGGACATGGTGAAGAGTTTTGTTAATGGTATTCTGGGAAATTTAGGCCTTGTCAGCAGTGCAACGAACCAAGTCGCAAGCATAGCCGAGGCGAAAATGGGACACTCCCACCCAACAGAAGGACCGATGAAAGACGACTACAAGTGGATGCCGGATATGATGGACTTATTCGCAAAAGGAATCATCCAGAACACGCCGAAGGTAGAAAACGCAGTGACCAACCTCGCGGAAGGAATGCGGCAGGAAATGACACCGGACTACTCGGCACAGCTCGGAACAATTAACCAGTCAATCCGGGGCATAGATGCCAGCGGCGGAGACGTGACGGTGTACGTGCAGATCTCAGACGGACAGCTGGAAAGAGCCCTGACCAACATAACACGAGGGACAGCACTCAGGAGCGGAGGAAGATAGAAGATGCTCGGCAGAAGATTTATAAAAATAAACGGGGTCGCGATACCTAATCCGGCCCCGGGCACTTTTCAGGTCACGTTCGAACCGGACGAGACAATCGAACTCTCAGAGGCCGGGACAGAACTCGGCAGCGTGACAAGGCTCAACAAGAGGACATTCGCGGGCGAGTGGCATCTGACCTCGTTCTGGCTGAAAAAGGTCGAAGAGTTTTGCACGGCCCGGACCGTGACTCTCAGATACCAGGGCACCGACTACACAGTCAGGGCCCGCGGATATAATCCGAGACTCGCGAACAATTCAGAATACACGGAAGGCACGGAAGGACTCTGGGTCCTCAATTTGACTTTTACGGAGATATAAAAAATGTATGATGTTTCGAACGCATACCTCGCAGCGATGCAGGAGCCGATCCAGAAGTACAAGTTAAGAATTACAATCGGAAGCCCGGGCCGCAGGATCTCCGAAGCGGACATCCTGGCCGGGTCCTTTACTATAAAAAACCAGTGCAGCGACACGGACATAGTGCAGATTGGTTCCGTGTATGCGGCAGAGTTAAAAATGACCATAAGACCGGGAGTAGTGGAGCGCAGCACCTGGGACGGGATAAAAATCGAAGTCGAAGAAGGGATGTTGGTCGAAATAGATCCGGAGCAGACTCCGGCGGAGATTTACGAGTACGTCCCGCTCGGCGTTTTTTACGTTGCAGAAGCAAACCACAGCGAGAGCGGAGTCAGCATAACGGCATACGATAACATGCTGAAATTTGACAAGACATGGGGCATTTCGACAACCATCGGCAGCCCTTACGACGTATTACGCATGTTGTGCAACGACTGTCGGGTGACTCTGGGACTCACAAAGGCACAGGTCGAAGCACTCCCGAACGGAACGGCCTCAATTGCACTTTACAGCGAAAACGACTGCCAGACATACCGGGACGTCCTTTTCTGGCTGGCTCAGTTCCTGGCATGTTTTGCAACTATCGACAGATCCGGAAAGCTGATTCTCAGGCAGTACACGGCCAACATTTCGGACGAGATCTCGGCGGCGTTCCGATACAAGGGCGCCACGTTCTCGGATTTCGTGACAGAGTATAGCGGGCTCGGTTTTACCGATATTGCAACGCAGGAATATATTTACATAGGCGACCAGGATCCGACGCTCGACAACAAACTGACATATAACCTCGGGGCGAATCCGTGGCTCCAATATGGAACCATGTCAACCCGTAAGACATACGCGAACCAGATCCTCAACGCCTTAAAAGTAATTGCTTATACGCCGTTCCGGGCGAGTTATCTCAATACGCCGGCATACGATCTCGGCGACGTGATCCACAACTCCGGAGGAATAAGCGGAAGCGCCCTGAGTTGTATTATGTCTTACGAATACAGTTTTAAGAACCGTTACACGGCCGAAGGTTTCGGAAAGAACCCGGCACTCGCAACGGCGGCGGATAAAGTGGACAA